ATATTCAGGATAATAGAAATCACTTGTCTTATATGTTACATGTGCTTTCTCACTTCTAGTATAGAATCCATGAGCAAATCCAGGTGGAACCCAAAGTTGAACCTCAGGACGATTTAACTCAATACCATACCACTGTCCAAAGGTCTCAGAAGACTCTCTGAGATCAACAATGACATCATAGATTGTTCCTCTAATACACTTCACTAGTTTACCTTGTGGGTTCTTTATTTGATAGTGTAACCCTCTTAGAACTCCTTGATACGACATAGAATGATTGTCTTGAACAAAATCATAATCAAGACCAAATTTCTCTTCATTGTAGGACTCAATAAAAAATCCTCTATCATCAATGTATTTGTCTACCTCAATGAGGAGAGCATCTTTCAAACCAGTTTCAATAATTTTCATACCATTTAATAGTCTCTAAAAGGGCTTCATCAAAATCAAACCTTGACTTCCATCCTAACTCATCTTCAATCTTTTGACAATCAATAGAGTATCTAAAATCATGACCAGGACGATCTTTTACAAATTCAATATCAGAATAATCCTTATTCATCAATTTAAAAATCTTACTTACAACAGTGAGATTGTTTAGTTCAGTTCCTCCACCAATATTATACTTCTCTCCTATTTTACCATTCTTCCAGACTTCAATGAGTGCCTCACAATGATCCTGAACATACAACCAATCTCTAATCTGTTCTCCCTTACCATACACAGGAACCTTCTTACCTTGTAAAAGATTACATATAGTCTTAGGAATTAACTTGTCATTACTTTGTCTTGGTCCAAAGTTATTTGAACAATTGGTGATAACGGCAGGAAGATTATGTGTATTTACATATGACATGACAAAATGATCACTGGCAGCCTTAGATGCGGAATATGGATTTTGTGGTGCATATGGAGTCTCTTCTGTGAAAGGAGGATCATCTTCACCCAATGCACCATACACCTCATCAGTTGAAACATGAATAAACTTCTTCACATTATTCTCAAGTGATGCATTCATCAGATTAACAGTACCCTTGATATTAGTGTCAATGAAGGGTAAACAATTACTGATAGAATTGTCTACATGACTTTCAGCTGCAAGGTGTAAAACATATTCTGGTTTATGTTTATGAAAGATCTCATCAATGACATAACCATCAGAAATATCAACTGGATATAAATTGATAAACTCAGGAACATTTTTTGGATTAGATATTTCAGTGAGATAATCAATCACAATAATCTCACTATCATATAGATCAATGAGATTATGAAGTAAATTACTACCTATAAATCCTGCTGCTCCAGTAATAAGTAAGGTCATTTTTGATTATATTTTTCCAGAAGTTCGGGGGAGTATTGTTGAATAGATGATTCACTTTGTTTGGTTTCTCTCTTCACCTTCTCAAGTTCATACACTCTATTACGAAGTTCAGTGGAAGAGTATTGATGTTCACGTTTATGGAAGTGTAACTCAATACCATTATCAATACAATATTGTTTTCCAGTGAAGTCTCTATCCTTATACTCTTCACTCAGGAATCTAATATTAATTAATTGTGTCTTGATCATGTTCAGAAGATCTGCTTCTGTTTCATATACAAGGATTTCATCCACATACTTACATCCCTGTACTTGAACATACCTTTCATACACTGACTGTGTTGGTTTGTTCTTAATACCAGGACGATCAATAGTTGGGTCAACCTGAAGTGCAACAATCAGATAATCACACAATTGTTTTTCCATCTTCAACATTGTAACATGTCCAGCATGAAACAAATCAAATGAACTACAATTAAATCCTACTTTCATTTTAGAATATCTTTTCTTATATTATACAAAAAAGGAGGGTTTATACAACCCTCCTTATACCAACCAGGACCAGTTTATTGACATACTGAGTCTTTAATATAACAAGGAACTCTTGCTGGATCAAGCCAGAGAGTATAATCAAAATCTTCCATAGCAGTCAGAAGTTGCATCTGATTGTCAAGGAGATACATATCCTTGTAGCGTTTGGTCCAACTATCAGCTTTTTGAATTCGATAGTCAGGGAACCCATTCTCTAGGGTTCCACACTCAATGTATCTATAAGGAAATCGTTCCAGTAGAACGTTCATAATCAAGCGACTTCAACGGTTTCAAGATCTTCAGCAATACAGTCGATGAGGATATCATAGTCATCCAGGGGATCACCAGAAAACACTACACCACTGTTTTCATAAAACTTACGGACCTTTTTGAAAAGTTTCGGATTCTTTACATCCAGGAAGAAATCTCCGTTTGCTGCACCACGAAGGGTTTGAAGATCTTTTTTGAACTTAGAAGTGATAGTCATTGTCTTGTTTGTTGACCTTAGTATTATAAGGGGTTTGACCTTGTGAGTCAAGAGGACAGTAGTTAAACTGTCCAATGCTGGTTACTGGAGTCGAACCAGTTTCTGTCCTGTTATGAGCAGGGTGCAATTACCGAAGTGCTAAACCAGCGATGGGAATGCCGAGAATTGAACTCGGTTCACACGCTTATAAGGCATGGGCTTTAACCAATAAGCAACACTCCCTAATATGTCAGAAGTTCTTTCATCTTGGTTATGTAATCATACGAAAATTCATTCGTATAGTCAATAGAAGAATCCATGGTTAGGGATATATTAAAATCTCTAACATCTTTATTCTCTTTTTTTAGTTCCTCTTCTATGACAAATACATCATAGAATGCTTTGTAGTGTTGTGAGAAAACAGATATATCTAAGTTTGAAACAAACTCTCTTCTCAATTCTGTATCAAATTTTGGTATGTAGTAGTAGTCTTTAGAAAACCATACCATATGCTCTGTTGTTAGATAAGCAAATTTTTCTAACGTTTTTGTAGATGGTTCTATATCTTTGATGTTGACATTTGCTCCATAAAAAAGGAGTGTTTCCATGAAGACAGCATTGTATTCTGCCATCTGATTGTCTTCTAAAAGATAATCCCATTCATATCCACCATTAAATCCACATATAAAATGTGCAATATCATGAGAGGGATTTGTTGGTGGTCTGTTAAGGTTTTCTCTCTTGTCTAACTCACCATCATCATAAGTAATTTCAGTGGAGGTTTTACCATGATCCCACGACCAATTTACTTTTGAAATCTTTTTCATTGGTGTTTTTGTGGGGTAAGTTTGTTGTGATTCCATTCACCTAATATAACACAATTTGAACCACATACCATTTCAACTAGACCACTTTTGTATTCGTCCACTGTGACAACATAAAACAGTGACTCATAGACACCTTCTTGTTGAAGTTTTGCTATTCGATGACATCCATCTTCCAAAAGATATCCAGTATCATATTTGATGAGAATACCTGGATAAGAAGTATCTACTTCGTCTATTAGTTTTTGTTTGATTGCCTTTGAGTAACATATTTTAGAATGTTTAATCAGAGTTGGTTTTCTGTCGTCCGTAACTCTCTTATAGGACTTGTTCTTACGACGCATCGTTATTCAGTTCAACATACATTTTATAGAGTTCATCATCCACTGGTAACATTACTGCTCTTTCCCCGTTATTATTTTCTATGCCTATAGTCTCTCCACCTTCTACTCTTTCGATAAGGGTTTCCCAGTTCTTTTGCCAATATTCCACGGAGTAAAATTCCATAGTTAGAGTATATATAAGAAACATATAATCGGGGCGGTAAGAATCGAACTTACACCTCCGCGTCCCAAACACGGCATTCTACCACTATACTACGCCCCGTGGCGGAAGGTGGGAGAGTCGAACTCCCAAGGGCTTTAACACCTCAACGCTTTTCAAGAGCGGTTCCGTCACCTATCGGATTGACCTTCCAAATAATCCTTCTCTGATTGATAAGGATGTTTTTGTCCACTCCAGAGTTGATAACCTTCTATCACATCTGGAATCAACCATTGATCTACTCTGTAGCAATATTCCCAATTAGTTGGTTGAATACAATTCACAACAACTACCTGAAAGAAAGCAGTCACATAATTCAATACGGTGTACATCAACGAACCTCAAAGTCTAATTTGCGGACCTTTCGATTTTTTCTCTCCTCTTGATACATTAAATCTTGAGAAGAAAGAACACTTTTTTGTTTAGTGTTCTTTTTAGAGTTTAACATAATGACCTTGTTTAAGTCAACCGCTGAAACATTATCACCTGTAACTGCCATCATGTTTGGACATCCACAACACTGAGTTTTGTTAGTGCTGGAGATCTCCTTGTTGCATTGTTTGCATCTTACAATTAACATAGTTCTGTAACCTCTTAATCATTTACTATCAATCCTTAATATAATTGTTTTCCCGAAGCCATTTTTCTGTGAGGGGTGTTGGTGGATAAACTTTCCACATCTCACCATTAGCACATGC